CTCCGTCATACTGTTTCCCGGTACTTCTATGTCGTCCAGAATCATTAGGTCTGCTCTGCTTCCCGTTAACTGACCAGTAATACCAACACTTTTGACTGATGGTGCCTGATGAGGACTGCATAGTACGTCGAAGGAAATCCTTGACCATCTTGCGTCGTCGCTCTTTGGTTGTAAGTGACTTAGCCATGGTGTTTCAATAATAAGTTTCTGTAAAAAGATAGACATGTTGTCAGCTCTTTCCTTAGAAGCTGATATAATCATTATCTTCTTTTCTGGGTCATTAAACAGTGTCCACAACACAAACGCTCCAGTAATCCAACTTTTTCCGACTCCTCGGAAGGCTTGTATCTGTAAACGTTTAGGTCCGTGTTGTAAATAGTCTGCAATGGCGTATTGTGCCCTCGTAGGTGAAGGCAAGTCAAGCTGTTCCCATAATGCTTGCAGAAACAGCTTGAAATCGCCCTGTAAGGACGTTAAAACGTCAGTCATATAGAAATGTATATAAGTTATTAATCAAAGGCGTCAAGACCTCTACCAACGCTCTCGTAGTCACCAGTAAAGACATCTTCAGCTTTAAGTTTTTGTTTCTTAAGTGCTCCTTTCCAATCTCTTCTAGTAACTATTTCATTAAGAGTATCATCAGTTAAGAAACTACGGATACCTCTTCTACTTGGGTCAAAGAACATTACAAGATCTTCGTATAAGTCATTAGGTATGCCAAGGGCTATTTTTTCCAAGCGGTCTAATTGACCACTAGCTTCACCTTGTGCAAAGTTACCTAGAACCATATTACCATCATCATCTATGTAATTTTTCCCCGGTTGTACAAACCTTTGAGTAATTGAGTTGACAGCAGTAGGGTCATGTGGACTAACAAGGTGTCCATCTGTAGCATTGCCATCAAGTCGTCTTTGAGCTTTTACATTAGCTTTGTAATCCCTTAACTGTTTACTACGGATATTAACATACCTTGCTATTTCCTGATAATCAAACTGACTTAATTCACTAGGGTCTGTGATCTGTTTGTATCGCATATAGTTTTGCAAGGCATTTGCGTCAGTAATGCTAGTTGCTTTTGTTGATTTAGCTCTTTTAGCTCCAGACTTTTTTGTAGCTTTCTGAGTAGGAAACCCTATTTGACTAAGGTTTTTTATCTCATTAATACTTCCTTTTTTAACTTTTGCTAGTCTTTCACTACCATCAATAAAAACTCGGTTATAACCGCTTGTGCTCTTTTTATCAGCAATATCAGAACGGATAGCATTCTTCTTTTTTAAAAAGTCTTTATCTTTGGTATTTAAATGTATAGAGCCATCTTTATGACGTTTTATTTTTAAACGATCTGCTTGAGAAATATAACCTTTTATATTAGAATGCTTTAATACGTTCTTGATTATTGCCATTTACTGTTTACCTTTTCATGTAACCTTTGGCTCCTAATTTTTTACGTGCTTTTTCTGCTTTTTCTGCACGTTTTGCCATAGGAGTGCCTCTTCTATACATTTTACCTTTGTATCTAATAAAGTTTCTTGCTGAACCTTTTTTAATTTTTAGTGCGTCTTTTTTCTTTTCTGTTTTATTATCAGTTGTACCGTTAGTTGTCTTGTTAGTTTTATTATCAGTTTTAGAGTTATCTACTGTAGGACTATCCTTTTTTTTGTTAGATTTAAGTTTATCTGAGTACTTATTTCCTTCTCTTATAGGACCTACGCCTGATTCTTTCTTTTTAGAATAGTCTTTAGTTAGATCTTTATTAATAGGACCTTTTCTATCCTTGACGTATTTTTCAACGTCTTTTGTAATTTTTTTGTTTTTCTGAGCTTTTGACCAAGCAGTCCATCTAGGATTTAGTTTTTTTACTTTTCTGTTGTTTCGTGGATTTTTTTCGTAAATATATTTAGGAGGTTCTTTAGATGTAGTTTTCCTTGCCTTTATATCCTTTACGATTTTACTGGTGTCGAAGGATGCCATAATTGTTATTTAATATGTTGGTTAATAATTAGCTCTCGTAATGGCTGTATTCCAAATACCTTTCGCATCCATCCGAGCCAATCGCTACTACCTTTGTCTTGATTACATCGTCTGCACGCGCAAACAACATTTTTCGTAAGATCTTGCCCACCTTTGCTACGAGGTTTGACATGATCGAGTGTAAGTTGATTAAAATCATAAGTTTTTCCGCAATAAACACATGTACATTTGAAGTGCTCTTTAATAGCTCTTCTCCAGAGCCGTTTAGAATCTGAACTTGTCATGGTTATTAAATTGTGTAAATAATGTTTTGGACTAGGTAGTAAAGGGGTCATGCAATTTTCTTGTGTGCTTTAATTTTGAGTCGGCTTTTTCTGTTCTTAGATGGAGATTGGAGTCTTCCTTTTGTAGTACTCCCTTTGTAGTGAGCAGCATCTTTGCCGTCACCGTTCCCGTAGGTTCCAAGTTGTCTATTAAGTCGATTTGCATTAACACGTAGAGCTAACCCCTTTTTTGTTTTGTTGTATTGTTTTTGCTGCGTAAGTCTTTTTTTCTTCGCTGCTGGGTTGGATTTATAGTAATCAGATGTGCTTGCCATAAAGCTTTTCCTGTACTAAGTCTGGGTCTACAGTTGGCATAACCTTTGCAAGTTTTGACAAAGGATTTCCGTCGTAAGCAACTCCGCTAATATCATTAGCTTTTAACCAATCGCAAGCTGCTTTTAAATCCTGTGTAGTTGCCTCTCCTGCTTTAATGCGAGAGAGGAACTCTTTAGTAACTAAGTTATGCAACTCGTTGAATTGATCTTCGGTTGCTTTTTTTTTCATCGTTTTTTAGCTGTTTTAGCTGCACGCTTAAAGTTTGCAGCAGTAGGTGCTCCGGATTGTCCGGGCTTTCTCATTTTTTCGCCAGAACCTTTTTTGATTCTTAGACGTTTGGCGTGAATGTTAGCATAGAGTCCGCGTTTAGTCATTATCTATACCCCTTTTTTCCGCCTTTACCTTTTGAGCCACATGAGCCCTTGCCTTTATGTGCCATTATCTTTTCTTCATATTTTTGGATATAGCTTTAGCTACAGCTTTAGGTAGCTTTGGGTTTTTAGCCATTAATTTTTTGGCTGTACCGTTAGATTTTTTTACTCCTTTTGGAGCATCAACTTGTTTAATAAAAGACTTTTTTTTAGGTCTTCCAACTTTTGAACCATAGGTTCCTTTTCCCATTGGCATAATTAACATTTCCATTTGCGTAATGCAAGAGCCTTCCTTGTAGGACGACCCTTACTGTCTTTCATCGGTCCTTTGACACCCGACATGCGAGCGCAGAATGATCTCTTACGAGGACCACCACCCGGTTGGGGTGCTTTTAAATTAGAGCCTGTAGCTCTATTGTATTTTTCTCTACCAGCTTTGGTGAGTCCGCCAGTACGGGATTTATGTTTCCCTATTTTTAAACTGACGTTAGCCATTAGACGTCTAGACCTTTTTTAACGATCTGTAACGCTCTGTCGTCTAGCTCGTTATCAGTTTGTTCTACTAGCTTTTCTAATAGCTCTACTACGAAAGTCTTGAATTTTGGTGACTTAAGTGCTGATAGCACGAATGGTTTAAGGATTGCTAACATTGTTTTTTAATAATGATTGAATAGGTACTACGTCTGAACATACGTGATATACACGTGAACCGGGTAGCAGGGTAAAGCCCTTTTGCTGAAGCTCGGCACATTTGAGTGCACGTACGAGCTCGTAATCGAGCTTATTTTTTTGTATCTGACTTTCAGCCATGCGTTCGCATTGCTTAGTCAAGTCTCGATTAAGGGGTACCATAAAGTTTATTTGGAAACCCCAGTTTTCTGAGATAACATAACCATCTTCTGTTTGTGGTTCTGTATCATTGCCCATATAAAATGGACTAAATGTCATAGTGCTGCCATTACAAGATATGTTGTTACCAAAGGCTTGTCGACTTGGTGCTCCATTGTTCTGAAATTGCACAGCCTGATTTGTGACATTTCCCGTCGCTGCTGCCACGGGGTTGCTATTATTATTGGTGTCTCCTTCTGCAAGTACAGGACTTACTGAGAGAATACAGACAGCGATGTAGTAGTAGAGTTTATTGTATAGTTTCTTGTAAAGTCTATTTGTTCTACTAAGCCTGCTGCTCTTGTGGTGGTTTCTAAGTTCCACGGTAGTGAAGTGTTAGTTACTGAAAATGTTGTAGCTGTGTCTGCTAAGTTTCCAGATGCAGTTACATTATTTCCTGACCACGTATTTACGGCAGCACCCCATACTTGGCGTTGCTCCGTCTCCACTATAGTTTGAGTGGTAGTGGTCGTTGAGTTCATACTCCCTGATGTAAACTGAGGAGTGACAGTATTAGCTCTTGCTATGCTGGGTGATAGCAAAGCCAGAACTAGAAGTAGTTTCTTCATTTTTGTTCTGGTTTTTTCATCATTGGGCAATTTGTTGGTGGTTTGCTACTGCCATTTTTGCCAGTAGTCAATCCGAACGTTGCCAGTGCGCCCGTAAAAACGCTGGCTACGAAAGTGATATCTGAGTTACCAGATTTCTTAACCATAGGTATATCTATGTAATTCATAGTGATTATAAACCCAGACCAGACAACTACGCCTAATCTTACTAGAGTTCCAAGAACTTCTAGTGTATGTTCTTTTTCTTCACCTATGTCTTTTAATTTACCTATCAGCCCTTGTTTCTTTGGCTTAGTTTCTTCCATGCTGTTTTTAGTATTGGTTTCATTGCAGTAACCGCCCACTTAAATGCTGCTGTAGCTGTGAGGGTGGCTGCTACAGAGACAACCGCAGTTGTCCCAGCCGTTACTAAAATTTCGTTTTCCGGGACAGGTACTTTAAAATCTGTAAACGGTATGTCTACTCGTCTTAATCCTTGTTCCGGTTCTTCTGATGCTTCTGCCTCTACTCCCTTAGGAGCTTCTAAATCACTAGGTGGTACAACTAAAGGAATATAAAAAGGTACATCAGCGTGTGGTAAAGGTATAGATATAGTTTCTATTTCTTGTATAGCAGGAATTTTAATATATATTTCCTGAAATGGATATACGTTCGTCATCACTTGTATAAAATGGATAAACCTGATGTGAAAGTGAAGCTGGAAAAACTAACAATGTACCTTCCCATGAAGGGTCTAACAAATAATCATAATGACTTACAGACCCTAGAACAGACGTATAATAAAAACTAAAAGCTCCACTACAAGGTTGATTACCTAAATTTTGTGTATTAGGGGTGTTACATTCATCTTCATATTTATACGGTATCTTTATCCATAAAACAAAACTTAAAGCACCAGAGTGACTATGAAAAGGATTAAATTCATGTTTCTTTTGAAAATTAACCCATAATTCTTGTACCTTAAAAGTTGGTTGGTATATGTAATTTAATTCTGATGCAACGTCTAATACAAGACTAGATAGTTTATTTTCCTGATCTGGTAAGGTTAAACTACTACTTATATGACCAACTAATCTAGTTTTAGCATTTTCTTTTGCTAGTTTTATTTGAGACCAAGTATAATCCATTATGTCTTGATCTACTTTAGTTTGCATCCAAAACTCAACTTCTGGTGTAACTTTTAATCTCATGGTGTAAAAAAGAATACTTGGTTAAGTCGCCATTCTTTTGTATATTTTTTATCCATACATAATCCATGGTATAACTCTTGTCCATCCCAAATAATTAATTTATTATATTCAGAATGAACATGATGTATAACTTCAATTTTATCTTTAGGTATAAAATGATTTTTATGTTCTATACCTTGAGTATAATTTATAGTTTTATAAAAATTAGTACCATTTGATTTAGCTTTATTTAAGTAACATATAGCTGTTTTTCCTAAATCTAAATGAGGATAAAAGTAATGGTCATTATATTTATTATTTAAAAACTTTGTGTAATTAGTTGATATTTTAAAATACTCGTTGTTGTCATGTTCTGCATGTGCATACACTGTATCTGGTTCAACCTTTTGTTGTGTTACTGTTTCTAAAAATCTGTAAACAGGTTCTATTTCATATGTATAAAGGTGGTGTCTTTTATCCATAAAATCTACACCTTGATGAAAATAACCAGCATCATGTTTATGCCATATAGCTTCAAAGCTAGTTAACCAGTCTACAACTTGATCTGGATATTTATAAAAATCATTAATTACAGCAAATTGGTGATTATCAACTTTATAAGTTTCTATTTTTCTATTGTTTATTTCAAACATTAAGTAGGTTCGGTGGGGTAGGTGGGGTTTGAAAAGTCTGAAGTATTAGCTGGTAAATCTCTTAGAGCTTGTCTATAAGTTTTCCATTCAGCTATTTTTGAATCTGATAAAGGGCTATCTGGTAAAACTGCCCAATCAGACATTTCTAAACGACGATTTCTTTCAAATCTGAAAAGATCTTCGTTACTCGATTGAATTGATGTCATCGGTTTCTATAAGTTTAATTTCTTTTGGAGGTAGATTTACAACAGGAGCCATTACATTTAAAACTTCATTTCTGAAGGACTCAACAGCAGCACCTTGTTGGTTGATTGCTTTTGAATTATCTACTTGTAAAAATGGAATCCATGCTATTGCACAACCCCATTCTTCAACAGAATCACCTGTTTGTGGGTGAGTGCCAGCAAGTTTAGTGTACCATGCACATTCTAATCCTCTACAATCTTCGCCTATTAATGGACAAAGTTTGCCTTGTTCAATTTTTGCCATCTTTTAATTTTTTTGGGTGTGTGTGCATCCATCCTGTCATAAGATACTTTGTTTGTTTTGGCGGATAACCTTGATGAACATATGTCCAAGTTGCTGGGAAAAATATTAATCTTCCAGCTACAGGTGATATTTGGTCTCCGTTGTAAAACTGTGTCCATCCTTCTTCTACAGTATTAAGATATAGTATAAAAGTTAAATATCTAAGAAGTTCTCCTTGTAGTCGAGAATCATCATGCCAAACATAACCTTTTCCCGGTTCTGTTTTTTGTATTTGATAACCAGTATCTAATAAATCATCAGTATCTGAGTCATAATCAGGACTATATACATGACGTTGTGATGGGTCAGTAAAACTAACAAAATTACTTACTAATGGATTATTTAAATGGTTGTAATAATCATTGTGCCCTTTTACAATAATGTCATGGAATATTTTATCTTCTTCTTCCCAGTGTGAAAGCTGAGATACTTGTAAATCTTTACTGTCTTTTATAAGTAAATCTATACCAGCACCAGTTTGCCCTTGGCAATGATTTTCTTTGTCAACGTCAAATTTTTTTATAATCTCATTACATCTATATTCAGATAACATATTATCTTGCAAATAAATGTATGGGTCAGTAATTATGGTGGTGTCATTCATTGTCAGTTTAAACTAATGTGTTTTTGTATAGTTATGTTTCCAGCTACAGTCATTCTAGTTGTATCTAAATTATGTTGCTTTACTTGATGTGTAACATAAGAAGGAAATACTAATAAATCTCCTTCTTGTTGTTGTGGTGTTTCATAGTCTCGTCCATCAGTAAATTGAAAACAATTATCTACTGGTTTTAGAAAATGTACAAAAGAAATGACAACATCATCACCACAACCAAAATGGTCATGGATAGGATGATAACTTAATTCTTTATATACTTGTATCCAAAAATGAAATTTTATTTCTGACGTATTAAAAAAAGCCTGATCTTTTGCTATCTCAATAACTCTTTCTTTATAAAATTCATCTAAAAAATCTATACAGGATAAATCTTTATTTTTTGAATGATATGTTGTAATAACTTGTTCTTTTTCTTGTACTACACCTATGTTTAAAATATCTTTTTCAAGAGTTTTTAGACGGGTGGAATCTAGTGTCCAATTCCCATGTATATACCAAGGGATTCTCATTAATCTTTTGCAGCAATAATTACGTCTAAGTATTGAACAGCCATATCTAAATTAGTCACAGAAATACTGTGGTTGTGAGCACTACCAGAGAAAGTAGCGTTGTGGCTGTGAGCAGAACCACTCAATGTACCGGTGTGGTTGTGTGAACTTCCAGTAAATCCGTGTGAGTGACCGCCACCGCCACCAGCATTCTGAATAGTTGCGTTACCAGAATGTGTCCAGTTTTGTGAACCTTGGTTAACAGCAGAACCACCCATACCAGCTTGGTTGTTTCTATAGTTTGTACTATTACCTCTTCGTGTACTTAGAGCAAGGTTATGCCCGTGACTTGGTATTTCGTTAATAGTTAGTGTATGACTGTTTACAGTACCAGATGTTGACACACTGGAAATGTTTACGTTACCACCGGCTGTTGTGTTAGCAACTGAAATGTTACCGCCAGCAGTTGCGTTACCAGAGTTAGCTGTAATTGCTCTGGATGCCAAAGTATTACTAAACGCATTTGTACCACCAGAACTAGCAGTTCCAGATACAACTCTAAGAGCTTTGTTATCTACACCACTTGTTTGTTTTGTCCATCCTGTAGGAGCAGATGTCTGTTGAAAGAGCATCTTTGTACCAGATGGAAAAGGACTAGCTTCTGTGATAGCTGTTCTTACATATGCAGTTGTAGCAACTTTAGTTGAGTTATTAGATTGTGGCTGAGTAGCTGTAGTTACTGATGATTTAAGTATTCCAGCACTTGATGTTAGACCATCTAATAAAGTACCGTCAGCAGCTACGTCTCTACCGTCAACTGTTCCTGATACTGTGATGTTTCCTGTTACATCAGCTCCCGTAGAAGTTACCTGTAATTTAGCCTGACTATTGTGTTGAATAACAACATTTTCATTTGTTGTTGTACCTATATATAATTGATTATTTGCAGTACTTAATAAACCTAATCTAGCGTATTCAGTATTACCAGAATCTCTGATACTAAATCCAGATAATGCACTATTACCAGTGGAGTCAGTATCCTTTATTATTAATTGAGGATGTGTAGTTCCTTTATTAGTTATAGTGTTACATTCAAGACTCCCTGTTGCTGTGATATCTCCTGTTACGTCAAGACCAGCACCAACGTCTAGGTTGCCTGTTACGTCAACATGACCATCTGTATTTACAACTAATCTATCTGCTGAGTTTGTATTATCTCTTATTTTAAATACACCTTGTACGTTTTCAATTTGATAATCAGGGTTATCATTACTGTCATTAAAAACAATTTTAGGTTGTGTGCTTGTTAATGTAACATCACCACTATTTAAACTTCCAGAAATTGTTGCACCACCTGTTACTACAACTCCTCCATTATCAACTACAAATCTAGCTGTACCAGATCTTGTTGCAGTAATGTCTCCGTTGTTTGCTACTGCTACATTTGATGTTCCGTTTGCAATAGTTGTGCTGTCAATCGCAGTTGTTGAAGCTGCTGTAACTAGACCTTGAGCGTCAACTGTGACGATAGGAATAGCAGAGCTAGAACCATATTGACCAGCAGTTACGCCTGAGTTTTCTAGTTGTGTACCGAGGATAGTTCCTGCTGGTACGTTGTTCATATCTTGTCTTGCAAGAGGTCTTCCTCCTGCTGTACTACCGTCATGTACGACAGCAGTATCTTTTGTGGTATCTATAGTTACTTCGCCTTCAGCACCAGTAAATGACCCGTGCTGAGTTGTAGTACCACGTCTTAATTTTAATAATTTTGCCATTTAAAGTGTACCGAAATCGAGTTGTAAGTTTGCACCGTCTATAGTGCCGATATTAGACATGTTGTTGTTCTGACCATCTAAAGCTCCACCTAGTTGTGGAGAAGTGTCATCAACTAAATCAGCTATACCTGAGTTAGATGTAATTCCTAACCATGCGTTACCGTTGTAATTTTTTAATACGTTGTTGCCAGTATCAAACCAAAGATCACCGTTACTAGGACTAGATGGTGCAGTACCAGAAATTTTGTACTCAGCAGCATATCTGTTTACATCTGATATAGACGCACTAACTGTATTTACATTACTTATAGAAGTAGCTGTAGTATTAACATTATTGATGTTTGTAGCTGTAGTCTGAATACTTGTTATATTGTCAGATACAGTCTTTAGTGGGTCATCTTTAACAGTGATGGTGTTACCCATTCCACTGTGGTTTGTACAGTAATACTGGAAGTTTGATGGTTGTGTTTCTGGAATCTTAATAACTACCTTCGCACCAGCTTGTCCCTGAGTACCACTAACAGTTACGTTAGTTGAGTACTGTGAACTACCAGCATAGAATCGTAATGGATGATTACCATTAGAACTATCACTTACATCAAATGTATATGTCCAACCTTTGTACAATGTCAAAGCTGGAGCTTGTGCTCCATCTATATAAAATTTACCTCCAGCTACAGTAATAGTAAATGTTGCTTCATCTTCTAATATGTCTGCAACAATATCTAATGAACCATTAGAACTACCTGTAGTTACAGCATCACTTATAAGACCTAAGTCTTCTTGATAAGTAATCGCACCTGAGACAATAGCAATATCATTAAGAACACTCTGTGCAGGGGTGACGATAGCCCAATTAGTCCCGTCATATACCCGTAAATTATCGGAGGAATTATCAAACCATAAATCGCCGTCTTGTAAGCTGGATCCATCTACTCTCTGTGTAGGCGCACTGCCTCCTATTTGGTATAAATCTGCAAAGTTATTTATATCTACTACGTTTGCACCAGCTGCTGAAATATTAGTAATATTGCTTGCAACTGTTGTAACTTCAGTAGCTTTAGGAACTAATCTATGAAAAGTATAAGTATTAAGTGTTGATGTTGATTCAACTAATACTCCAAATCCTTGAGGTAAAACTGAAGGAACTCCAGTTACAGTTACTGTGCTATTTCCTACAGTTCCATTTGCAATAGTTACTGTAGTTCCACTAGGAGTATAAGACTGTGTTAGTGCACCAATACTAAGTATTGCTGATTGACCTGTAGCTCCTTGTGGGTTTGTATTTGGAAAAACTAATTCAGTAGCAATAACAGTAAAACCACCAACTTCGTCAACAAGGTCAATAATTCTTGCGTTAATAGCACCAGTTGTAGCAACGTGAGTATCGGCTGATGACCATGTATCTCCACTAGATATAGTTTCAGTAGAATCTTGTCTAAAGTATCTTGCGTCTGACTCTGTTTCTGTAAAGTATCTACTATCTAAAGATGTAGTATCTATTTCAGATAACTCAAGCTTATCGGACTGAAGTAAAGTCTTAATTTCAGCAGCAGTTTGATCGGCAGTAGCTGCGGTTTCTATATTAGCTAATTTAGTCTGCTCTGCATCACTAAACTCATTAGTGTTTGCGTTAGCTTCGTAAGCTGTTTTTATCTCTGCATTTGTCTGGTCTGCGGTAGCTCCGCTTTCTATTCCATCTAGTTTTGTACCATCAGCAGATACATCTCGACCATCAACAGTTCCAGATGTAACAATATTTTGATTACCAAAGTTAGGT